TTTTGAACATAACCCCATTGTGTTTGATATCCCTTTTCGTGTACAAGTTTTCCAGTAACAGTAATTCTGTTTTCTGTATCAAGATCAGGAGTATTAGCTACTTTTTGTAAGTCATCAAATCTTCTGCATGAGTTAGCCATGTAGTAGCACCACATAATTGTGTGATAATTAAGATCAATCTTTGCACTAATTTCTTTTGCTTTTGCGATTCTTTTTTCTTTGTCAGCCTTAAGAAGTGCAAGCTCCTCTTTGCTCTTTCTTTCAATGTCTAATGTATTGGCATCAAAAACCCATGATGTGTCTACTAAAGGCATGTTGGTTTTATTGGCATAAGCTCTAGCTTTTTTTTGAGCCTTTGTAGGGTCAATGCTTAAGTTTTGTATATGGTAGCTTGACTCATGCATGTTACCCCAACCATCCATATATTTATAGAAAGCTCTAAGAGTAAACATCTTGGTGCCTTCACCCATTGCTATCCTTAATTGTTCTCTACTCTTTGACACTACGCTACCTCCTGTTCTTTTAAAAATTCATAATGCTTTTTTAAGAAGTAAACAGAAGCATGTGCTTTCTCAAAATTATTGTAAAAGATACGCTTGGTATTATCATGTCGAGGATAGTCAGCTAAACCATCGTCATGATAAAGGTCATATTCTTCTAACATATTTAAGTAGCTAGTAGCAGGGTACATAGGTTGGTCACCATCCATTGATTGATACAACTCCATGCCTGTCATCTCATTAGGAAGTTTGATGCTGTACATAGGCTTTGGATATGCAGACTTTTCACCATCTTCGTAATTGTAAGCATTGGCTACAACCTCTAACTCAAGGTTCATAACCTCATCCCACTCAGGTGAATATTTTTCTAAATGTTTTAATGATTTCATTTTTTCTCCTTTTTTGTTATTAAATAAACTTTCCATATACTTAATATACACAAATTTAGACAAAAGTACAACTATTTACACACTTTATTTTATTTATTTTAGACCAAAAAAAAGGGCTCTTTCGAGCCCTTTAAGTAATAGTTGAGTAATAAACGCTATTACGAATCGTTCAATTAAGCTCCTGCTGAACCATAGATACCACGCCAGTTTGAAAAACCGAAGCTGTATCTTTCTCTTGCTTTGTAACGAATGTTACCAGTAGAGAAATCAGGTTCCATGTTAGTCTCCATGCCAGTTCTTTGGAACATTTTTAGACCCTCGCCTTGATCTGTAACAGATGTAAGCAAGAAGAAAGCATCAGGATCAGTTAAATAATGATTAACTGTATAGCCACCGGGTAACACACCTGTGTTTTTGATAGCGTTTACATCATTATCTGCTGTACCTGATCTTAGAGTGCTGTTCAATATTCTGTCAGCAACAAAAACTAATTGTGGTGGAACCACAAGTTTTGAAGCATTAACAGAGATTGTTAGACCTCTATCGTCTGTAAATGTTGAGATATCAATAAGTGCATCTTCCAATGAAGTTTCATTGAGGTCAGCCATGGATGTAGCTCTATTCGCTGCTGTTCCACCACCTGCGAGGGGGTGAGCAGTTGCGATTAAAGGTTGTCCATCACCACCAGTAAAACTGGTAGAAAATGCGTTATTAAGTACATTGGCACCTTTCACTTCTTTGGTGTTAGCCATTGATCGTGCTAGTGCTTTTGTATATCTTTTTCCTAAAGAATCGTAAAGGTTATCTTCAACTGCTTCTTCTGTTAATGCAAAAGCTAACGCAATCGTGTCATGCGTATATCTTGCTGTATAACTTTCAGAAGAATTGTCGAAAACAACTCCTTGACCTTCAGACTTAGTTGGTGCTGAACCAAAGCCCATAATTAATACTTCTTCTTCGAAAGCCTTTTGAGAGTCTTCGATTGAAAAAATTTCAGTATATTCTTGTTGGTACTGATCGTACTCAAGTCCAAATAAACTGTTTAAACCGGGTTCCAGTTCCTTCGCTAATTGTGCTCTTGAAATTGCCATAATTTATATCCTTATGCTAAACCTGCACCTTTCTGTCCACATATATGATTTTGAATCACACATAGAACATTAGTGTCAGTCGAACCTACATCCGAGTTATCAGGGTCTTGAGAGATATCTAACACTTTCAGTGGTAGTGTAGCAGTGGTGTTACCAGTACTAACTGCACATTCAGTATTTGATCTTCCAGACTTAGTATCGCCTACAGGTGATCCATCAACAATGTCGAAATTTCCGAAGATGTCTGCAACTGGAAAAGCTGCGTTACATTGTACTTCGAAAACAACATTAGGATGATCTATCACATTAGCGATTATATCAGAGGAAGTAATACTTCCTGCGTAATGATTACTAAAAATCTGTTCGCCTTCAGAGTTTGTAAAGCTCACGCCATTAAAAACTCCTACGATGGGTACAGTTCCAGTAGCGGCATGTCTGCCCAATACACCTGCTGTAAGCTGTGTAACCAAGTCGCCTTGGAAAATTGGGGTAGTCGCACCACTAGCGATTCTGTATCTTGATTGTCCACCTGAATAAGGTGCACCACTCATCATACGAACAGGTTTTAGTCCAAATGGAGCATTTTTATTTGCCATAATTTAGTTTCCTGTTATTTGATTACTTTTTTGATCCAAAAGTAACCTGAGATTCTCGTTTAGAATCATACTTAACATAGCGATTGTCTTTGCCTGAATCATTAAACATAGTATTGTCTAACGCTTCATTGGCTTGACGAGTTCTACTTTCATAGTGTTCTCTTCTTTCTTTAACAGTCTCTATGGGCATTTTTGCTAAAACGAGTCCTTCGTTGTGTATTACGCCTGCCATCCTGCCTTGTTCGATAGTAGGAAAATGCCAACCTTCAGGTAGCTCAGAACCTTGTACAAGTTCCCAACCTTCCCTCAGTCTATAACTCATGTTATTTGCATCTTCTTGACCTAAAGTTGCTTCTCTAATCCACCTGTATTCATAGCCTTCAGGTGGTGGAGGAGTTTCAAGTTTTCTGACTGGTCGCCATGGTTTTCTACGAGCTTCTTTATCGTGTGTCTCGGAATCACGAACATTTCTAGTCATATCCAGTTTCTTATCGTCTTTCATTAGATTACCTCTCTTTGTGAAATTTTTTGTTTCTCTTGGGCTACTCTTTTCAACCAGTCATCTTCTGACATGTTGTAAGGTTTTAACCCTCTGAGGCGATCTACTTCGGACTTAGAAAAAGTCACGCCTTTTTTCTTAGCTTGTGTTTTTTGCCGACTTCCTACGGAAGCAGATGCGACTCTTTGCACAGAGGGTCTATCATCTTTTGCTTCGGCTTTTTCATTATTATCCAATGTAGGATAAACTTTAAAAACTCTTTTGTTTAACTCATTGTAATAATCATCAGAGTCAGCTTCGTAACCCTCGTTGACTAAATTGAAATGAGTAAAATACGCAAACTGGGTTGCTTCAACACTTTCTTGTTTGGATTGATCTCCATACCAAGTATTTTTACTTGCCCAATCTAAAGCCTCTCTTGTAGGCTGTGGATTAGGTTGTTGTGGTTGTTGTTGGACTTGTTGCACTGGCTGTGCTTGTTGTGGCTCTTGTCTTCTGTTTTTAGCCATGCGTAATTTTTCTTTTTGTATAGAAAGATCACTTTTAAGAGTGTCTGCCTTAGACATAAGTTCTGCATCGCCTGATTCAACAGCTTTTTTGTACAATTCATTGGCTTGTTGTTCTTTAGCATTAACTGATTGCTCTTCTGCAAGCAATACATTGTTACCAAGTTCATTGGAATGAGTACGCAAAGCATTGATCTCTGCATCTTTTTGAGATGCTACTTGTTCGAGATACTGTGCTCTTTGTTCAGCTTCTTTTGCTCGTTGAGTTAATTTATTAACTCTTTTAGAAACGCCTTTTGTATATTCATCTAATTCATCATCAGATTGAACGACTCCATCACTAATAGGTTCTTCAACTATTTGTATATCTAGTTCTTGGGATTCAACTTGTTCTGCATTATTTTCTATCATTTATAAACTCACTATATCATCAGGATTAGAAATTGTAGCAATTACTTCGTCATCGTTAATAATTCTTACTTCTTCACCATCATCTAATTTAAACCTAGCACCTGAATAACGACCAATCAATACCCATTGTTTCTCGTGACACCATGGTGCTCCATATTTTTCTCCACTATAGCAAAGAGGACCACATTTGACTACATAAGCGACAACTGTTGCCAGTTGTTCTTTATCTTGTGAGTCTTTTGTGAGAAGGATTCCTCCCTTTGTTACTCCCTTACCACGATAAGGAAGAACTAAGATTTTCCAACCTGTAGGTTGAGGCATACGCTCTAAAATAGAATCATCTAGCTTGCTTGGGTCTAAAACAACCTCATCAGGTTCTACATAAGCTGAAGATAATTCTACTGTTTTTTTAGTCATTGTGTACCTTAAAGTAATTTTTTATAAAATCTTGTATATAGTACAACGCTTCTAGTTGTCCTTGCAAGTATTTATGGTGTTCCATGTCATTTAAACCACCACCCATATAAGTCTCACTAATAGCTTCTATCTTAGAATCTATTTCTTTTTGTAGTTTTTCAAGAAATTGTAAATCCACTAATCTCTCATTTTGTAATCAAGACCTTGGGTAGCCGCTCCACCACCTCTGCATTTCATAACCTTAACTCCACCACCTTTTTCCATTTTGACAGTGCCACCATAACTTTTATATTGAACTTTTACGCCTTTTTTTTTGGCAGAGTTTTTAGCCATAGCTATACCTTTTGGGCTGTAATCGTAATGTTTTCCACCTACTTTTGGCATAATTTTCTCCTATATATATTTTTTTTAAATTTTCTTATTAGGTTTACCAAATAACCCTACTCCTGCTACAGATTTACCAATTGTTGTAGCTCGTTTTAAACCTCTTTTTCCTGAAGGGGTTAGTATTGTTGATGCTACAGTTTTATTAACTTTTGTAATATTTTTGCCTACTGCTTTGGCTGTTTCTATTGCTTTTTTTCTTCTATTGTTAGCTGTTGTTGACTTTGTTGTACCTCTAACAGCTTTATTTGTGCCTTTCCCAGTTAATTGAGTCATAATTTTTACCTATTTAGATTTTTTGGATTTTGTAATTTTTGTAACTTTTTTTACTGCTTT